CTGCTCCACCTGCTGCTTCAACATGAGTTGTATCATTGTATTCGGAAACAGTAATAGCACTATCGAAAGTAGCACCAGCAAACTGAAGTTTATCGGTATCTTCTAACGTTGTACCCGAATCTCCTTGTAATTGCCATGTAAATGTTGCCAATTTTATTCACCTCCCTCATCCATTTCGATGTCCCCTTTAATATCTAACTCAAATGGGACACCTTTATGTTTGGTAATTTCGTCAATTATATCATTTTTCTTCTTCTCTGCCTCAATATCTGATTTAACTAATTCCACTAACTTAACTTTAAAGTCGTCAAATGAAATTGTTTCAGATGAATGATTAATTTGAAATGCTTTAGTTATTTCTCTATTGTTTACATTAATCTTAACACCAACAATAGAAACACCAGTTTTATCGTTTGTTTGAATATCTGTAATTTCTGCTATAGTCTTATCTTTCATATGTCTTATTATACCATTTCTGATTCCACCATCATCTTCACTAATCCCTTTGATAGCAGTAACTTTATTAAACAGGAAGCATCTTGCCCCGTTGCTCCCGTTACTAATGCTTTTTTCATATTAAGTTTCCTTCCTTAACCAACTATTTACTCTTTTTTCCATAAACTTAGGGTGTTTGCCTTTAAATTCTTCGGTATTAGATAAATCAATTCCAAAAGTATTTGGGTTTACTTGACCATGCCCATCTTCCATATAAGTATCTTCAAGTTGATTTACTTTCTTAGCCCAAGTGATTGTATTTGTTTTGCAATGTCCATAATGGAAAACCCTAAATAGAGTTTCTGGTAGTTTAGTAGAATTTGATGTTAATGGTCTACCACGATTATCCATTTCAGTATTACTCATTATTCCTAAGCCACCAATAAAGTTTCCAGCATGGTTTCTAAACAAACTGGGCTTCCATTGATAAAAACCTGCTTTAATAGTCTTGATTAACCAGGGGCTTGAAAAGAAATGCAAGTATCGTAATTGATAAGCGTTTACATTTTTCTCTAATTCTTTTTTAAATAAAGCCACATCATTACATTCAAACACTTCGTCAGCATCCATTAATAAACACCAGTCCATAGTACAATGTTGAAGAGCAGCATTTTTCTTTCTACCAATTATAAATCTGTCTGCATTCCAATGCCCACCATCAATAATCTTAATCCTGCCATCTTTTAAAGCTCTTAGCTCATCGAGTGTGCCGTCTGTAGGGTTACAATGGAAACAAATAACCTCATCAGCAAAAACTAAAGCAGCTTTTACTCCCTCAATCACCGTATCCTCACGAGTTTTCGGGTTTTGTGGGACAACTGTAAATACACTAATCGTTGGTTGTTTCATATTTCACCCCATCCTTTCGGATTCCTAATCAATGGTTTATTAGGAATATTATAATATTTAATATTTTCCTCTAATGTTTGGTTTGAAGCAGGTAAATGAAATTGATGTTTAAGTGAAACTTTATCAGTATCGAGCCAAACAAGGCCAAACCCATCTTGTTTAATTCTGTCAAACATATCATCATCTTCCCTTCCCCAATAAGTATAGGTTTCATCAAAACCACGTACCTTCTTTAACCAATCAGTTTGTATTGCTAAACAAGCTCCATAAGCGCCCTCAGAATGTAATCTTATTTCGTTTCCATCATCATCTAAGTCAATTCGCCTACATAAGACAGCTGTTTTGTCATTTAATACTTTCATAACCTCCTCTACAAAGTTGCTACTAGGAATCAAATCAATGTCTGTTATTAAAGTGTATGGTGTTTCTACCCTCTTAATTCCTATGTTTAAAGCTCTTGAGCTACTATAATGCTCTAAATCCGTTTTAGCTTCAATGAAATTAACACTAGAAAATAGTTTCCTTTCCCACTTCAAGTTTTCTTCTGTGCTTCCAAAATCAACAATGTTGACATTGCAAGGATGAGTCTGACCAAGTAGCCCCTCAAGAGAGCGTTTAGCAGTTTCTTCTGGTTTATTTTTGATCGCTATTGCGTAAGTTAAAGTCTTCATAATTTTTATAACGATTAACCTTGATATTGTTTCTTTTACAACCTTCAATAATTGCTTCAGTACCCGCCCTCATCATTTCTCCTCGTCTGGCCTGATTGTACCTCGGCGCTGTCGGCCTCATTTTTCTATCAACTTCTTCTACTTGATTAAAATGGTCTTTACCGTTGATTGTGTCGTGATTGCTACCAATAATATTGATAGGGTTGCATCCCATCATAATTGCCGTAAAAAAACCACAATGTAGACAAGTAGCGAAACCACCAAATACGATTGTCTTGCCCTCTCTGGCTATGCCTACCTGCTCAATCATGGCATTAACTCCTATCTCATTAAAAATGTCATCTCTTATTTTCCTAGGTGGATAAGGTTTTAAAAGAAGAAAATGGACATTACTGCCAGCAACAGGCCAAGTTTCTCGCTCTTTTCTTTCATAGAAAGGGAAGGCAAATATGTTTGCTTTTTCCTTGAAAGACGGATTCACCTTTATAAGATGAGTAATCCTGTCTAACTCATTAAAGTATCTGTAGGTAGCATTGGGAAACTTTAGGCCAGCCAAATGAAGCGTCATTCCTAATTTGTCATCTAAAAAATTGTCAGGATAGCTGTCTAATGTGGGGTCAGAGCCTACTATCCACATTGGTTTATTTAAGTGTTTATCGTGTAATTGTGTTATGAATTTCATTTTCCTAGTTTCCTTTCTTCAAAAAACTTTTCTCTAACCAAAGAAGCTTCGGGGTCTCTATGTATGGCGTACTTGTCATCACTTTCAGGATACCATCTATATTTTTTAGTTGGTATCACCCAAATTGATAATTCTTTATTTATCTTTTTTGCTTCTTCTTGCCACCAAATATCATCAAGAGTAATATGAGGACATTTGCTAATATTTACTAGGCAGTTTTTCCTATGAGTCATACAAGTATTTGCTGGAGCGTAATCAACCTCAACAGGTTTGTCTATGGCACTTCCTTTAACTCTAGTTGATGCTTTGTAACTATCCGTATATTGCAGACCCATAATGCCTAATATCTTATTCTCGTCATAGTGTTTTAATAAATCTTCAACAATTCCATCCTGATGGTTTGCATCATCATCACAAAAAATAATTATGTCATTCTTGGCAATCTGAGTAATAATCTGTCTAATAGCAAGGCCGACATTTCTGTTGATATTAAAAAGTAAAATAGGTAAGTCAGTCTTAAATTGCCCTGAATTATCTATAACGATAACCTCATCAACCTTTGGTTGCCTTAACCAATATCTAAGTATGTCTTCAAGATGTTGAAATCGCTTCCAACTCAATAAAATAACTGTTATTTTAGTCATATTAAACTAGCTCCTCTACAATTTCTCTAACTTTCATTCTTCGACCAGTAATATTCATTTCACAATTAAAATCTGGGATTAACCCAAGCCAGTATCGAAACTCTTCTTTATTTATAACATAACGGTATACGTCTTTAACTTCTATTGGCTCTCCCGCTTTCTTTCTAGCACGAAAATAATTGATGAGAGTGTGAGGATTGTTTCCCCAAGTAATAGTCCCTAAACGGACAATCGTGTACCTTCCAAAGTTTTCCTTCACTAGCTCCTCCATTCCCCTTTTGTGCCTTGCATAACGAGTATCTGCATAAAAAATACTAAGCGAGCCAAAATAAACCAAGTGCTGTTTCCTATCTTGTGTCAGTAGTAAATCCTTCTCCCTTTGATACTCTGATTCTCTTGTCTCTTGAGAGTTACTAACCCCACTAGCAAAAAATAGCAAATCTTCTCTGTCTATTATTGCTGAAGCCACATCCCCTTCTCCGATAATCATAAGTCCTCCTTACCATTTAATACCCATTTCTTATAATACTTTTCCCTTAGTATCTTGATTTCGGGCCTCTGATGTAATGGGTCAATGTTTCTTTCAGCTAAAAGCTCATACTTATTAGTTGGTACTACTACCAATTCAGCTTTTACTGTATGCTCCCACCACCAATCTTCTATTAGAAACCAACTAGGACAAGCTTTAAGATTAACTCCTAAAGAATGACCTTTATTAGCCATCATTATAAAGCCGCAAAGATAATCTACTATTATTGGTTTTTCAGCTTTATTGCCATAGTGCATTGATGAGTTATAGTAATTCGTGCCATCAAATATTCTTCCCTGTACACCAACAATTCTATTTGGTTTTAAGTGTGGTAATAAATCTTTAACAAAACCATCTTTAGGCATTACATCATCATCAGCATAAAGAATTACATTGTTGTCAGCTAATTGAGATAGACTAAACTTTGCTGTAGGACCAAGATTCTGACTAGAAGATACTACTAAAGCGGTCAGCTTAGTCTTAAAACTGCCTGAATTGTCCCAAACTATGACTTGATTAACTTCTTTTTGGTCTAACCAAGCCTGAATAATCTTTTCGAGATTCTCAAACCTTTTATAGCAAACTATAATTACTGTTATTTTCATTATTATTTCTTTTTTATACCCCACAAATAATCATATATATAATAAGTAAAGACTTTAACTATCGTATATGTACCTGTAATTTGTGTAACCTTACTAAATTCTCCTGTAAACAAATATACGATTAGTCCGCCGATACCCATCCCTAAGATTACTTCATAAGTAATAGCTTTTAGCCAATGTTTGGGGTGTTTTAACCAAATCCAAAGCCTTTCATGTAAATAAAACACCAATAAGAAAGTAGTGTGATGTATGGCAGTAATATAAGTAGTGGTTATCCATTGTCTTGTAAAGAAAAATGTTATTGATGCTAGAATAGCGACACCCAGTATTCGCCAGACAATGCTTTTTATAATTGATGCTTTGTAACTTGTTTTCATTTAGTTTGCTCCTTCCATGACTTTTTAATTTCTTTTTTAATTTCTGTTGAAGATTGACCGCCATAATAAGGCATAATGATTACCTCCTTGTTTAAAGATTTCATAACTTTTAGGGATTCTTCTAATGCTTCTTCTGTGTGGCTAGTGCTTTCAAATAAGATATCCGCAATCCTACTAGCGTTTGGTAATGGTGAATATGTTTCTTGGGATACAGCAATATCAACACAACTTAAAGCGTTAACCATTCTCAATCTTTCATCAAACGATACGATTGGTTTTGGTTTCTTTTCCATTACCGCTTTATCAGTTAATACTCCGACCACTAATTTGTCACAAAGAGATTTACATGCTTCTAAATGATTCAGATGCCCCACATGGATTAAATCTGCACAAACATATGCGTATCCTATTTGCATCTTGGTTGCCTCCCATAAAACTTAGCGGGTTTACATCCCCATAATTTTTCTTCGTTAATCATAGTATCTTTCGGTACCTCTTTTAATACTGGTAACCCTATCTCTATTCTATCGTAATTATGACGCTTTAACCAAAGTTTTTCTTTAGAAATACAACTACCATAATGGTAAATATGGCAATCAGGCAACTTCAAAGGATATACTGGTGTCTTTCTAGCTACTACTTTATCCTCACCCTTAAAAAGCATTTCATGGACTCTATTTTGGTAATGATAATGGATTCCAAGTTTAAACACTCTACATTGAAAATCAGGGTATAACTCAGGATTAAAATGTTTATTGTCTTTTACAAATTCTATTCTAGGTAGCCATATAAACTCATTGTCTTTTAAGTATTGCTTAATTATTCTTATATCTTTTGGAAACATGCTTTCATCTGCATCTAACATAAACAAATGAGTGTACCCCAATTCCTCTGCTGTCTTAATAACTAGATTCCTAGCATCTGAGTAATTATCATTCCACTTCCTGCCGATAATAGTGAAGTCATGTTTTTTGAATACTTCTTGAGAGCCATCTGTTGATTCAGCATCAACTACAATAGCACCATCAAAGCAAGGCCTAACAATAGGCAGATAATGCTGTAGTAATTCTTTGTCGTTATAATTTATCATCCCTAAGCAAAGCTTCATTTAATTGCCTCCAATTTTTTAAGAATATCCCCACCGATAACTTCTGTATCTAAACTATCTTTAATGAAAGCTTTAGCCAACTTTCCTTTTTGAGCGAGTAATTTCCTATCAGAATATGCTTCTAACATCGCTTTCTTTAATTGTTTAACATTTATATCTGCCCATAATTGCTGTGAGTTATACCAGGGTACATGTGCCATATTTGAAACTTGGGTCCATTCATAATCAATAAGCCAGGAGTTAGTATTATCAAAAAGCTCGTGGACACCGCCGAAGTTAGTTGAAATAATAGGATTGCCAATAGACATAGCTTCTACTTGTGGTAAGCCCAATCCTTCCCCTCTGTGAGTCGATACAAAACAATCTCCCGTACTATGAATCCTCATCATGTCCTTATTACTTAAAACTCCCAATACTAAGAATACTTTTGGATAGTGGTTTAGTTTAAGCTCTTGTTTCCACTTATTAATATCATTTCTAATCATTTCTCTTTCAGACTCGCTAAAATTAGCCTTATAAACCTTTAGCAATAAACACACATCTTCCTTACCTTCAAAAGTTTTCCAATATGTTTCAAGTAACGCTTTAGGATTCTTTCTTTCTGTCCATTGAAAAATAGAATAGAAAGTAAACCCATCAAAATCTTTAATCTTGAGTCTGTTATATTCACGTCTAGTTGTAGTTTCGATAGGAATTTTAATAACCTTAATAGGCTTATAAACCCCACTATGCCTAAAAGTATCAGCATGTATTTGTGAAAATGTCCAAATTTCCTCCATATTATTCATAGCATCAACCCATCTTTTATCTAATCCCAATACTTCCCAAAACATTGCACAAATATTGTATTTACCTACCTCATATTGAAGTGCTGCTTGGTCAGGAGTAGTCATCATTATTTTAATGTCATAATCTATCTTTTTCTTCTCTAGTTTCTTAGCCAATTCCCCGCCCTCGCCGTATTCTTTAATATCTGATTGGTAAATCAAAACCTGTGTGGTTACATTGATACCAGCTTTGTGCATAGCCAAAAGCAATCTCCTGGATGCTTGAGCGTATCCACTATGATCCAGGAAGCATGAAACAAATTTAACATTCATTATATTTCCTCCACTTTTAAAATATTACCAATTACCTGCTCCCCTAATTTAGCTATAGGTATGCCCTTTTTAGCTTCATATTTATTATTAAAATTAAACTTAGCTAAAAGCACTTTCCACTTCTCTGCTGTCTGCTCCATACTGTAATTCTTTTCAACCCATTTAGCACCTTCTCTAGCCATCTTTAAAACCATTTCTCTATGCTCATAGGCATATCTCATCTTCTTTTTTAAATCCTTTAAACTAGGCTCAATCATTAAACCAGTATCTACACCTTTAAATCTTCGGTACATTGCTGGTTTTAAACAATCAATCTTCACATCAAGGAAATACTTGTCGTTAAAATACTCACTCATTCCTGAGCCATTGGGTACAATTACAGGAGTACCACAAGCCAATGCTTCCAATGGCGGTAAACCAAAGCCCTCGCCTCTTGATGGGAATACGAAACAATCTGATTTATGAATCAACTCTGCTAAAAGCTTCTTTGAAAGTGTCTGTTTAATAACATCTATATTAGGGTACTGACTTTTAATAACAGGGAATGGAAGATTTACTTTGTTTGTTTTAAGAATTAATTTAACTTTGTCTTCTTTAGTAAATTCTTCTGTAAAAGCCTTAAAAACTAAATCCCAGCCTTTTCTAGTGTTAAAAGCATCATAGTGTAAAAATGTAAATGGCTCGTCAATCCTAATCTTATCTCTATATTGAAAAACATTACTATCGTAACCTAGTGGTATTACTTCAGCATCAATCCCAGCATCTTTAAACGACTTCTGACAAAATTTAGCTGGTACTACTACCTTATCTGCTTTCTTTAAATGCTCCACCCAATCACCAGGTATCTTAGTGGATTCAAACATTGTGTAAATGATTTTAACTGGAGTTTCTAGTTTATCAATACCATAAGGATATGAATATAAAATCCCCACGTGTTGATTGGAATAATTTAATGATACCCTAATTCCCTTATTTCTTAAGGCATTAAGAAGTACCTCATGAGATTGACCGTAACCGTCTGGCGTTGAAAAAGAGGACCTCAAATAAACAATAGAAGATGTAGCAACAACTCCCTTAGTTACTTGTTGGTTTCTGAAATCCTTCTTTTTAAGAAAACCTGACAGCTCGTCTTCAGTGAGTTGTCTAAAACCTTTAGTAACAAGAAGCTCTTTTAACATATTCTTGTCTGTTACCTCTACTATTTGATTACTCGGATTTCTTAAATACATATTTTTTTCTCCTTACGTATCGTCTAGCTTCCTAGTGTTTTAATACTAAGAAGCTAAACTTTAAATACTTACTATCTTCACACTAATGCCTAAGCATTTGTGTGATATAGGTCTATCATATGCTCGCTTCTCAAAACCTGCACTCCCCAAAGTACGTCTAGCGTAATTTGTGGTGCTAAAGCGTTAGCATCGTAGGACATTGTTACACGAATCGAAAGACCAGTTTGTGGGTCATTTACCACAGCTTGTCTTGCCCCTCCAAATACCTCAGCATCCATAGGAAGCGGTCTAACCGCCAATCCCATTGCGGATTTTGCGTAAAGTATAGGGTGGTAAGTACTAGGTGTACCAGATGTCTTTACCATCTGTGATTCAAAAATGTTGAATCCTGCTAGTCTTGCAATTGAGCCTTCAATAACTGGTGCTGCGCTACCCAAAACTGATGCGTCAGTAAGAGGTAAGTCCTCTACTGCGTACTCATCAAGCCATGCGTACAAAGGTGCGTTTTGAGGCACTTTGTTGGTTACAAGTGCTCTACGACCTCCCCTCAAATCTGCTAATGAAACGTCTGTACCTGCGTCTGTTGCGGTACCTGCTGAAGCGTAAAGTGATGCGAGAGAGTCTTCAACTGCCTCTGCCAACACCATAGCTGCATCTTCCATATAGCCTTCAATTACATTTGGTTTAGAGAAAACACGAGCTACGTCTTCTGGTGAAAATGTAACTTCCTTGTGCTTATCCAACGTAACAGTCACCTCGTCATCAGATGGTGTCTGTCTAGTAACATCGCTGTCTTGAGTTTTATCGTTTACACTCAATGCGCCTCTCTTAGCAATATTGATTCTATCTCCATATTTACTAATTTCGTCAGCATCAAAGTCCACTGTAACTGTGTTAATAAGATTCAAATACTTAGGTAAGTACCCAAGTGCCTTATTAGCCCATACTTCTGGAATATGATACTGCAATTCTGTTTGTGTTAATCTGTCTGCCATTTTTTATTCACCTCCCTAAATTAATGATTTATTTTTTATAATCAACTCTGCCTTCTTTAAAAGCAGCGTCTACTTCATCCTTATGTTTAGTATACCAACTGTGGTCCTGCATTTTAACCCTAATGTCAGAATACGCATAAAGAGTCTTGTTTCCCTCCGTATTATCGGGATTAACATTAGCCCCAATATTTTTAGAAGGCTCACCAGTAATTAGATAAGGTTTAGCTTCTGCTAGAGTCTTAACAACATCTGCTGCGTTGATTGGCTGCCCATTCTCGCCAAGTTGGATAGTATTAATATCAGTCAACTTAACCGCTGCATCAGTATCTTTAATTCCCAGTTTTATTGCTTCCTCAATTATTGACCTAGTTTTTGTATTCAAAGTTAATTGCTCACTAAGAGATTTCAACTCCAAATCTTTCTTCTCTGCCAACTCTTGCCACTTTTTTTCCTCTTTGAGTTTTGCTTCTTTAGCTTCTTCTTGAGATTTGTTGAATTTCTCCAACGCTTTCTCGGCTTTAGTTGCTCGCTCATTTAAGTCTTTGAATCGTGGGTGCTTAAATGCCGATTCCCACTGCTCATCACTTAAAGCAGCATCTTTATTACTAGCATTCTGAGGGTTATCAGTATTTTTTTGCTTTGCAGCTTCAGCGTCTGCCGCTGCTCTCTCAGCTTTGGTTTTTTCTTCTTCTGTACTCATTTTTTAATTCACCTCCTTTAGTGTCATGTTTTACAGGACTTGTACCTGTAAAGGATTTAATAATCAAATTATAGCATACGTTTATTTTTCAAATTGCTTTTTATCTTTTACTTGCTTATCTTTATCTATAGTATTATTAGAATTGGCCTGGTCATTCACTTTAGTATCAACCGCTGCTGGCTTAACAGGTAGCCCAAACGCTGCCACATTGCTCTTCTTCTCCTGACTAATTTCCTCAATAATAGCAACAGCCTCGTCTTCTTCAACACCCTCTAATTTCATAATTGAGCGTTTCTTTGAAGTAAGCCCTGCCGCAACTTTCGTTACCTCCACATCAGTATCCTCTACTACATCATTAATTACACCATCTGGCCATTTAAGGAATGGTACTGTCGGCTCGTCTTTTACTTTACTGCCATTAACTGTATATCCTTTAGCTTTAGAAAGTAATTGACAAATATAGAATACTTCTCTTAATGCCTGGTCATAATAAAGTTGTTTTCTATTTCTCTTAGCAAGAGTACGAATCAATCTCATCTTTAATGCTCTGCCTGATTCAGCTTGTCCTTTACCCATGCCTAATACATCAGGCGATGTTTCACTAAACATAAACATAAATTCAACGAGCTTATCCACTTCTTTAAAAGCAGAATCAAGATTAGCATTCCAAACGATGTATTCAGGTTTAACACCATCTTTATTCTTCATCTCAATCATTCCGAAAGCCTCTTTCTTTACCTGCCCATTTTCATCCAACACGCCTTCTGGTACTGCGAGAATTGGGTCTGAGTGTTTATCTAGGATATTATCGGTTTTAGTCATTCTGTTATTAACAGCAAACATTAAACCTTCGATATCTTGATAATCTGATACACCCCAATAATGGCCCGAGTATCTAAAGTTAGGCACGTGGACTAAAAGATTTTGCTTAATACCTGTTTCAACTGAATCAATATAATTAGTATTTGCTAACTTATTGTAATCCTCTATTGATACGTTTAACCCAATGTTTCCCTTTTCATCCACCTCGTTACACATAGTCGTAACAAAACCTGGTGAATGTATTTCTCTTAAAAGATACTTATCCTTACTCACTTCTTCAGTCCAAGCTAATTCTTCAACTGTTGGTTTCTTTCTTGGATTGCTTGGGTCTAAATGAGGGAAGTAAATAGCAGGATTAATATCATCTATCTTAATCTCACCGTTTTCAATTCTAATTTTATATAAAGCATCGCCTTTAGCTGAGTTAGACATGGAAGACTCATAATTGAGTGTCTGTATTTGATTAGTAAAATATAAATCTTCCAACCATTCTTGGTTGTTTTCAGTAATAATTTGAATTTCCTCACCAAAGAGTATGTCTGCAATAACTTTTGAAACTAGCCCTGCAAAG